AGAAATCCTAGGCCGTTGTCCCGAAACTGCAACAGAGTTCTTCGACAGATTCGGCGACCACCCTTGGACAAAGGGCAGCGCTTCGTCTGTCGTGTACTCTGAGCGCGCGGCAGCGTTCAAATACCAGGCATCATCTTTGGACGTTACGTATGGTTCTGTAAACCTGGCTTCGTGCCTGGTCAACAGATCACCTCTGTGGTCCGCAGCAGCGTTGGAGGGCGTCGGCGTTAAAACCGATGGTCCGGCTAGCGTACTGCCCAGTGCCTTCACAATTGTGGGGCACAACACAGCACATTGCGTTCCGAAAGATGCACAAACTGATCGGTTGATAAGGGTCGAACCCCTGTTCAACGTGTTGCTTCAACGAACCGTTGGAGCTTACATCAGAGATCGATTGCACCGCTTCGCGGGAATCAATCTCTTAGATCAGTCCGCCAACCAGTATCTAGCCAAACTTGGGTCTTTGGACTCCTCCTGGAGCACCATCGATTTGAGAGCGGCGTCCGATACGATCGCACGTCTACTTGTTCATACGCTCCTTCCGCAACCGTGGGCGGAGTTACTGGATAAGTTGCGGTCCCATACATCTGTTTGGGCGTCTGGGTGCAAACCTGAGCGCTTTGAGATGTTCTCGTCCATGGGCAACGGGTTTACTTTCGAGCTAGAGAGCGTGCTCTTCTATGCTTTGAGTTCCGCTGCTTGTGGCCACGATGGCATCTTAGTGTATGGAGATGACATTGTAGTTCCGACCTGTGACTATGAAAAGGTCACGACAGCGTTGAGGAACGCTGGGTTCGAGGTCAACGACACGAAGTCGTTCCACGAAGGTCTCTTCCGGGAGTCCTGTGGGGAAGACTACTTTAACGGCGTACGGGTAACAGCTCCCCGTATCGAACACGAGATCTTGACCGTACAGGACGCTGTGGATTTCCACAACGCCGTGTACGATTGGTTCAAGTGTTCCTGCGTAATCGCCCCCTCACAGGGTGCGCGATTACTCCGTCGTTGGCGAAGGTCTGTAGAGATAGCCTGGAAAGTCCCGCTCGGCCCTTCTGGGGCTGGTAACGGACATTTCTGGGTGAACCTTGATGAGGCCACGCCGTCCCGGCATCGCTGCTGGGATGGCTGGATCTACAAGACCTTGCACGAGCGGTTTAACGATCGCTTCGTGCCTGCGGCGGGATCATCCGGTAACGGGTGGTTCCGTGATGTGTTTTCCGACAAGCAGATTAGCTCGAAGGCTGTTTTGGCTTCGGCCCTTTACGAGAAATGGCGACCTCTTACGAGGAGACCAAACCCGTATGGACGGTTTAAGAGCACTGTGCCGAAGGATTCCGACACCATACAGGGGTCGCGGTGGAACTTTCCCTGCGACCTTCCGCATGACACTGTGCAGTGCAC